TATATAGGGGACGGCTCGGATGCGGGGTTACGACGACGCGGCCGAGCCGATCCGCCAGGGTCTCGACCTCGGCGAGCTCGACGAGGACGAAGTCAAGTCGATCATCCAGCGCGAGCTTGAGAACGCGCTCGGCAACAACGACGGCGACCTGGCGCGGCAGCGCCAGGAGGCGCTGAAATATTACGACGGCGAAAAGTTCGGCAACGAGGTCGATGGCCGCAGCGAAGTGGTTATGCGCTCGGTGCTGGAGGCCGTCGAATGGGTCTTGCCGGCGCTGCTGCGGATTTTCACCGCCTCGGACCAGATCTGCCTGATCGAGCCGAACCTGCCCGGCTCGGAGGACAAGGCCAAGCGCGCCACCCAATACATCAACTGGATTTTCTACCGGGACAACCCCGGTTTTATGATTTTGCACGACTGGTTCAAGGATGCGCTCCTCGAGAAGGTCGGTTGGGTCAAATACTGGTGGGACACTCAGGAAGAGACGGAAACCAAGTCTTACGAGGGGCTTACCCGCGAGCAGTACGACGCGCTGCTCGGTCAGGACGCCGACGTCGAGGTCGTCAAAGAGAGCAAATATACCCAGGAGGTTGATAGCTTTTTGCAGGATCGGCCGCAGCCGCCGCCGCCGCTGCAGCCGCCGCCGCTGCCGGGGATGCCGCCGATCCCGGTGCCGCCGCTGGAGCTTTACGATTGCACCTTGCGGATCACCCGCGACAACGGGCGGGCGAGGATCGAGGGCGTGCCGCCCGAGCAGATACGGTTTTCGCCGCGCGCCCGCCGCGGCGACATCCCGTTTATTTCGCATGTCGTGCAGTGGACGTATTCGGATCTGCTCGAGCAGGGTTACGACGCCGACACGCTCGACGAGGTGCCGTTCGACGACACGATGGATTGGAATACCGAGCGCCGCGAGCGTTACGGCAAAGAAGCCTATACCTTGAGCGACGAGCGCAGCGACAGCGCGCGCGAGATCTGGGTCGAGGAAAGCTACATCCAGCTCGCGCTCGGCAAGTCGAAGACCACCGAGCTCTACAAGGTCACCACCGCCGGCGCCGGCAAGGTGATCCTGACCAAGGGCGGCAAGCCCGATATCGAATGCGTCGAGGAAGCGCCGTTCGTCAGCATCTGTCCGATACCGCGGCCGCACGCGCTGGTTGGCAATTCGCTTGCCGATTTAACAATGGACATTCAGCTCATCAAGTCGACCCTGATGCGCCAGATGTTGGACAACGCGTATTTGTCAAATTGGCCGCGCATGGAGATCGGTGACGACGTCGTCAACGAGAACACCTACGACGATATGCTCACCCACCGGCCGGGCGGTATGGTGCGGACCCGTCGCCTCGGCGGCATCCAGGCATTGGCGGTTCCCTACACCGCGGATAAGACCTTTGGGTTGATCGAATACCTCGACCAGACCCAGGAGGTGCGGACCGGTGTCGCGCGGCATAACCAGGGCATAAATCCTGACGATTTGAACAAGACGGCGACCGGCGTGTCGCTATTGCAGCAGGCAGCAGCGCAGCGTGTCGAGCTGTTTGCGCGGATATTTGCGGTCGGTGTCCAAGAGCTGCTGCGCGGCGTCATGGGGCTGGTGAAGCGTCACCAGCAGCAGGAACGCATAATCCACATTACCGGCGATTGGCTGAAGTTCAGTCCGGACGAATTGCGCGGCGACGACATGCCGGTGACGGTGTCGGTCGGGCTGGGCACCGGCAACCGCGACCAGATCCTCGCGCAGCTCATGCAGCTCGTGCAATTGCAGGGCAATATTGTCATGCAGCAAGGCGGCGTGCAGGGCCCGCTGGTCTACGCCAAGAACGTCTACGACGTGCTCCACACGCTGACCGAGGCGGCGGGCTTCAAGCAGCCGTTCTTTCAGGATCCGTCGGTGCCGCCGCCGCCCGGTATGGCGGGTCCGCCGCAGCCGCCCAAGCCCGACCCGACCCAGGCCGTCGTCGAAGCGACGAAAATCAAGGCGCAGGCCACCGTGCAGGCGATGGGGCTCAAGGCGCAGGCGCAGCAACAGCAGGCGCAGAGCAAGGCGCAGCTAGATTCCCAGTTGGCGCAGCAAAGGGCGCAACTGGATGCCGAGCTGCAGCAGCGCCGGCTCGACCACGAACTGGAGATGGAGCGGCAGCAGGCGCAGCACAAAATGGTGCTCGAGGCGCAGCAGGCCCAGCACGAGCAGGAGCTGCAGACACGCGAAATGCTCGCCAAGGTCGCGGTCGCGCAGCGCGAGGTCGAGCTCAAGGCCGAGGCTGGCGCGTACAACCCGCGCCCGGCTCCGAACGGATCTAACGGGGCCGGCGGTTGACCTCCTGGTGGGGGCGTTTCGGGCGGTTTTTCTCCGGGAGCTTTGTCGCGGAGCCATGGCCCGCCACCAGCGCGCCGCCGCCCGACGAGGTCGTGCAGCTCGGCATCCAGGCGCAGCGGCTGCTCGAAGACCCGGTGCTGCGGCTGGCGCTTGACCGCATTCAGACAAAGCTCGTCGAAACCTGGCGGCAGACCCAGGTCGGCGACCACCGGGGGCGCGAAGCCGCCTACCAGATGTATTGGGCGGCCGAGCAGTTCAAAGCCGAACTGCGCCAGATGATCGGCTCCGGCCGCATCGGACACCGCAACTAACCTAGGAAAACACGGATGAGCGACCAACGCGGCGCCCAGGCGGGCGTCGGCGCCGATACCGCTATGCCTGCGGGCAACAGCGAGGCCGAGATTGTTTCGCGGATCGAGGGGCTGCTCGACGATACCCCGCCGCCGCGGCAGCGCCGCCAGCCGGCACCCGCGCCCGAGCCGACAGAGATACCGACAGAATCCGGCGCCGACGAGGCGCCCGATGACGCCGGACCGGACGACAGTCCGACCACCGGCGACGACGACGACCGAGAGGAGGCAGAACCGGAGGGCGGCGAGGAGTCGACCGCACCGGCCATCGAACCCCCGACCAGTTGGTCCGCGCAAGACAAAGCCCTGTTTTCGCAGCTTCCACCCGAGGCGCAGCAAGTCATCGCTCGCCGGGAAAGCGAACGGGACCGGGTCGTCCAGCAGCGGACGCAGGAGATCGCCGAACAGCGCAAGGCCTTCGAGCAGCACTGGGGCGCGATCCAATCTGAGCGGCAGCAGTACGAGACCAACCTGCAACAGTTGCTGCGCGTGGCGCTTCCCGAAGCGGAGCGGTTCGCGAATGTCGACTGGCAGCGCCTGGCGACTGAAGACCCGTCCGGATACGTCCGACTGACCGCAGAGCGCGATGCGCTGCGCGGCCGCGTCGGCGCGATCCAGGCAGAGCTTCAGCAAGTCCAGTCCGCCCAGCAGCAGGAAGCGGCTCGGCACTATGCGACCGTGCGCGCGGAGCAGCACCAGAAGCTGGTCGAGCTACTGCCCGATTTCGGCGATCCCGAAAAGGGCCCCAAGCTCGCCAGCGAGATGCGCGGCTGGCTGCAGAGCCAAGGCTTTACCCCCGAGGAAATCGGCCAGGTCATCGACCACCGGGTCCTCCGGGTGGTGGAGCGTGCGATGCGGGCCGACCGGGCCGCGGCCGCTCGAGAGAGCGCCGAGGCCAAGCGGTCGGCGGCGGCACCGACAGTGCAGCAGCCGGGGGCCGCAAGGCCGCGGTCTGACCTGACTGCGGCGCAGCGTCACCAGCGCAACGTCGAGCGATACCAGCGCACGGGGAAAGAAGCAGACGCGATCCGCATGCTGATGGATCGCCTCTGATCCCCTCAACCTCCTCTTGGAAGGCAATCGTCATGGCAATTCTTGCCGGGACTGCGACTACTTTTGCTGGTGCCCCGGGGCTTATGGGCTTGCGCGAAGACCTCTCGAACGAGATCTACATGATCTCGCCGGAAACCACGCCGTTTATGAGCAACGTCGGACGCGGCACCGCCGATGCGGTGCTCCACGAATGGCAAGTGGATGCGCTCGCTCCGCCCAACCTCGCAAACGCCCAGTTTCAAGGTGATGACATCTCGTCGTTTACCCCGGCGAGCGTCACGACCCGATTGGGCAACCGGACCCAGATTTCCCGTAAGGAAGTCATCATCTCGGGAACGGTCGAGGCGGTGAATAAGGCGGGGCGCAAATCCGAGGTCGCGCGCCAGATGTACAAGCGCGGCCGCGAGCTCAAAATCGACATCGAGTCGATCATCCTGAGCAACCAGGCGGCTGCGGTCGGCGCGGTGGCGACGGCGCCAAAGGCGGCGAGCGTGCTGGCGTTCATCAAAACCAACGTCAGCCACGTCGGCACCAACCCGGTCGGTGACGGGTCGAACGCCAGAACCGACGGCACCCCGCGGGCCTTTACCGAGGCGATGCTCAAAACGACGATGGCGTCGGTTTACACCAATTCCGGCGAGGATCTCGACGTCCTGATGGTGCCGCCGGCGCAGAAAGCGGTCGTCTCCGGCTTCACCGGCGGCGCCCAGAAACAGGTCGACGTGACGACCGCCAAGGTCGTGAGCACGGTCGACATCTACGTCGGTGACTTTTTCACGGTCAACGTGGTGCCGAACCGGTGGATGCGGTCGCGGGATGCGCTGCTGCTGAATTACGATTACTGGTCGGTCGACTGGCTGCGGCCGATCAAGCAGCAGGAGCTGGCAAAAACCGGCGACGCGGATAAGCGGCTGCTTCTCGGCGAATGGACCCTCGTTGCCAAGAACGAAGCGGCCAACGGGCTGATCGCCGACCTGTCGTAAGTCTCGAGGAAGGAGCCCAGCGTAGGCTGGGCTCCCCCCGGCTAACGGAAGAAAGTAATCTTGACCCTAAGGGTCAGGATCACGATTATCCTTAGCCGGAGCTTGCGATGTACCAGCATCGCCTGCTCCTCGTGCCCGGCTACCAGCCTAGCCGGTTCAGGCGCCGGCCTAGGCCCAACCTAGGCCGGCGTCGGCATTTTACGGGCGGTTCCTGCGGGAGCCGCCTTTTTCTTTTGGGAATTCCCCGATGCGCGAAGTTGTCGACATCAATCCCTGGTCGGGTGCGGTCGAAACGATCGAATGGGATGAAATTGAACAACGACTGATCGTTAAGACCGTCTGCGACGTGCAGCCTGTTCTCGATTTCAACAGCTATCTGGCGAATCACACCGATGGCTGGATCGACAAAGAGCGCACCGGCCGGCTTGCTGCCCGAATTCCGGAGACGCTCGCAAAAAAGTGGTTCTTGGAATACGGCGTCAATTGTTGGAACCCCCGACAAGACTGGCCGAAGATAAAAAAGCTGCTGAATTCCAACGAATATCGCCGGCTCCGCGGCCCGTACTTTCACCTGTGAGGCGTGATGGATAGCGATGGTCCGCGGCGGCCGCTGGTGAAATCACGCTCGGCGGCGGCGCGTAAAGCG